AATTCAGGTGACTGGATTGACCGCCAAGCAGCTAAAGCAACAGGAGAAAGTATCAGTTACATCAACAAAGAAAAGACTAAAATTGATTTAACAAAACCAGCCGCTAATCTTGTTGAAAGAGCAATCCATACACAATACCAATTGATGATTGAGCATACTGTAAATGGATTGAACAAGGGCTTCAGCGATATCAACAAAACTGTAAGAACTGATGGAGAGGTTGATGTTGTGATTGCAGGTGGCACTAGTTCTCCAAATGGATTTGCACAATTATTTAAGCAAACATTAGACAAGGCTGACTTGCCAATTAAAGTTGGAAATGTCATTCAACCATCAGACCCTTTGTATTCGGTGGCTAGGGGTTGCTTAATCGCCGCAGAAGCATCAAAGTAAAGAAAAGAAAGGAAAGAATGAAACTCAACAAAAAATGCGTCAGCGACCTAGGCGCTGCTGCCTACTTGCTCATGCACGACATTAAGGTTATAGGAAGAAGAGGTAAAGATATTTACTTTTTACTCGATCCTAAACACAATGAAGAACAATTTGACCAACTTACCTTGGATTATTTATCAAGTGAGTTTCATAGATTTGATGCTTGTATCATGAGCCTGAAGAAAATTGGCGAATACAATTTTAATCCATCGCTCTATCGTTTTGTCACAGACTTAGGCGCAGCAGCTTATATTCTGATGCATAAGTACAAAGTTGTTGGCAAAAGAGGAAAAGCCATCTACTTTGAGGTTGAAGAAGGAGCAGCAGACAAATTTGACGAAATAGCTCTTGAGTATATCAGTAGCGACTTCCATCGTTTTGACTCATGTCTCATGTCTCTTAAAAAAATTGGCGAGTATATCAGCGAACAATCCTAACAAAGCAATATATAAGGTATGTTAAAAAAGAAAAAATTATACCTTAAAGAAGCAGATGCTCAAGTTGTGACGCCACAAGATGTCACAACTTGGTCAAATCAATTGGTTGATGACTGGATTTCCGATTTAAAAAAGGAAATCATGACTGGCGCATCAACCTCGGGGCGAGGATTGTGGGACAGATTTAAAAATTGGTTATCGAATGTTTGGTACGGATATGGCGATCCAAGAAATCCCTACTATGACATCAACAGATTTGGATATGGTCTTGGATCAAAACCAGTTGACTCTTCAAGCAAAAAAGAAAAGCCAAGTCTCCTTCCGAAAGATTTTGGCAAGAGAGAATCAAATACTAGTCTGAACAACTATAAAACTTTGCGTGAAACATGTGAATCATTGGAAAAATCATTAAATGAAGAAGAGCAAAGCAATCTTAGATTAATGCAGATTATTGACAAACACGCAGTAATATTAAAAGAAAAAATAAAACAAATGCTGTTGAAGCAATTGGAAGCAGAAAAACAAAAATTCAAAATGCCAGATTTGTGTTACCAACTTTCTCCAGAAGAAAAACAAAAAATCTGTGCCTCTGCTTCAAAAGAAGCACCTTCTGCTGCTGCTGAAGAAAAGCCTGCTGCTGCTGCTGCTGAAGAAAAGCCATTGAAAAAAAAGCCGAAAACAAAAGTCTCTTCTGAAGAAGGGAAAAAACCAGTTGAATTCAGCTTTACAACACCACCAACAGAAAACAAAGAGTGGAAAGATTTAAGCCAAGAAGAAAAGATATTGTGGAACAAGTATGGTGGCGGTCTGTCAAAAAGAAGTGAAAGAGTTGGCTCTCTCGCTGCCCTTCATGGCGTAAGTTACCCTCAAATTTTAAGACTTGGCGATCCAAGAGCAGATATATTAAAAAGAATTTTGCCACAACAAAAGAATAAACTTAAATCAGCATATGATCATTTAGCAGATCATGGGAGAGTTGAATTACAAAGCGATCCAATTAGATCGCAACAAGACTTAGAAGCAAGAATTAAAAAATTGCACAAAGAACCAGAGCGAACATCAGCACCCACAGAAATTCCAACAGGCAACAAAAAATCAGAAAAAAGAATTATCAATATGAAATTGATAAATGCAGTTATGTCTGAGTTAAGTGAAAATAATTTGCTGGATGAGGCTATAACTGACATTTATAACAGATTGCCTGATTCCTATGATGAATTTGAAAATAAAATAAAAAAATTAGTCATAACAGGAGTTGCATCACTTCCTGAACGATTCAAATCGGTTTTTGAAGAAAGATTAACTAAAGTTGAAAATTTCAGACAGCTTGCAAACTTACTAGTATCTATTTTAAAGAAACATTATGAGGAAGAATGATTTCTTGAAACCATTTTCTTATTGAAATCTTGAGCTTGTTTGGATAATTGAGCCAACAAAGCTGGATCAATATAAGGAGATGCGTTCGGATCAACTCCCATGACAACAGGCTTTTTATCATCTGGAGCCTTTTGCACCTCTTGGACAATTTTTTCAAATTCTGGATTGTCTTCTCCAATAACTTGTTCTTCAAGTATTCCCACGACATGGTTCATGGCATAAAAATTTCTGCAACCTGTTAAATGATGGCGTGTAAATATTCCATCTTCATCTATGGAATCTACTATGCCTGTGAAAAAATCAGCAAATTGATGATCTTGGAAATTGTTTTTACCTATTCCAACAGTAAGCACAGTACAAACTCTGCCCACAAACATTTCCTGCATTCTTTTCAATGATGTAATTTTCATAGTTTTAATGTGTACCCTATGCTAAATCGATCTGTTTCAGAGAAAACGCTATGCCACAAATGTTTTTCACTTATTTTGAATATTCTAAAATTCCATCCTTGCTTGTCCCATGATGTAACAACTTCATTTGTTTCTGGATCGCAGTATCTGAAAAATGACTTATTATCTTCTCTCGCAAATGTACAATACATCCTAAGGCCATGACTGTTGCTATTAGTATGCCAACCCATAAAACCATTTTCTGGATACCAAATTCTACCACTAACTCCCATTCCTTTGATGTTTCGACCAGCTAAATATCTTGAAATTATTTTGTGTAAAAAATCTATGTTTATATTATCAAATTTATAAAGATTGCAATCAAGAGTTGCTACCGATCTGTCTTCTTTTTTTATTTCATCAAGAGCTTTTTGAGAAACTCTTGAAAGCGCATATTCTTTTGTAATTTCAGGACGGAAAAGCTCTTTCATGACATTTTTCGTGTCATAATTTATTGTAGAAACAATAGCATCCAAGGATTTTAATGTCACTTCGTCCTTGATTTCGATTTCTTCATAGAATTTATTCATGGTTTCACCTCATAAATTATAGGAGTAACAGTAAATAAGTTGGAGAAAAAATCATGAAACAAATGAAGCAAAATCAACCTTCTAAAAACAATCAGGATGAAATTAAAGGAAGCGTTGACCAAACAAAAGTAGCAAGAGGGGCTTTGCCAAGATTTAGCGGTCAGGGCTATCACGCTGACAAAAGAGAAAAAAGACAAGATGCCAAAAAACGAAAAGAACTTCGTGGCGATGATTATATGAGCAATGAAGTTGCACCTCCCGGCTGGGAAGGTACTGTCAGGGCCATGAAAAAACACAAAGATATTGATAATCCTTGGGCTTTAGCTTGGAGCATGAAGAAAAAAGGCTATAAGTCTCACAAGAAAGAGCCAAAATGTAAAAATGACTGGAAAAATGGCTACCCCACCTTTTCAGAATGGGTTAACGCCAAATATCGCTAAATGCAAAAAAATCTCCAACTGTTCCACTAGGCCCCGAATAATCAAGGGGCCTTTGGTTTTTGGTGATGTAGTGATATAACAAAACAGGATTGTTTTTAACTAAGAACTCATTCCAGTCATTGTAACCTTTAGGCGGAATAACAAATTGGAGTTTGTCAGGTGAATTTTTGACTGTTTCTAGAGCAGCAATCATAGAACTCATTTTAGCTGTACCAGATTTGCCAGCATGATCTCTGTCGAGACAAAGAACAACACGATATTGATTCAACAATAAAGCCTGTTTCTCGCCCATATTCTTGCCACCACAAGCACAAGCATTTAACTCAGCTTGTTTGAGGCTAAGAGCGTTGAATTCACCTTCGCATATGTAAACAAGATTATTTTTTTCTGGCCAATCTCCAGCCATGAAAATCACATCTTCTTTTCCAACTCCAATTTCCTTGGGAGGTCCAAGATACTTACACTTGGACTCATGAAGAGCACGACCATTGTAATAAATTAATTTTCTGTTTTTATCGTAATAAGGTATCAGTATTCTGTTCTTATAACGACCATCTGTGCCAATATACAAACCATCAATTGATATTTTTCTGTTCTTTAAATATTCCTCTGCCTTCATGCGCCATCTATTGTTTATTCCCAAACTTGATATTAAGAAACATCCAACTGGTATCTGCAACCCTACTTCTTTTTTATTCTGACCTTCTAAAATTTCTTGCAGACCTTCTTCTGCTGAGAACATATCCTCTAACTGTTTTTCAATCTCACGAACTGTTGTCATGCCATTCAGTCTTAAAAGTGCTGTTTCCCTGTCACAGGAATCAACAAGCATGACAAGCTTTACAAGACTGCCTTTGTTTTGAGTTTTGAAGCAGTTATAGGAGCCATATTTACGCTTATATTTGCCACCATCAGGGTTGCACCAAAGATGGTGATCATCATCATCTTTTTCAAAAATGCTGTTAATACGAATTTCTGGAGGTCTCACCAAAACATTATCATCGCCAAACCTATCTTTGGCCCATTTCTCAAAATGTTTAAATGATACGCCCATTATTTTTCCTTTTGATAAAAACTGCACTAAAATATATTATGGAAAAAGACAAACTAATCTGTGAACACATTTCAGTCTCAAGAAAACAAACTTGGGACTTGTGCCAACTTTCATACAAGTACCGCTACCATCTTAAACTTGTGTCCCAAGAACCTGTTCAGCCATATTTCGCTTATGGAAAACTTGTCCATAAAATAGCAGAAATCTATGTGCAAGAACAAGGGCAAAAACCAATTGAAGAAATCACATCTCAATGCCTTAAAGGCGAAATAGTTGTAGAAGAAGGAAAACCTCCTATTGTTTTAGATGCGGAATACAAAAAGAAACTGCCAGAACATGTCAGAAACATTAAGAACATAAGCGACAAAATTGGATATGATGGCGAACTAGAATGGATGTTTAAATATGATATGCAACCACCAGATAATCACATGATAACTGGTGTTATAGACAGATTAATCATCCGTGGTGATAAGTATTTCATTCTTGATTACAAAACAACGAAAAAAGGAAAGTGGCGTAAAAACGCAAGCACAATATCAAAGGATTTGCAGCTAAGATGTTACGCAAGAGTTGTCAACAAACATTTTGGTGCAAAGCCTGAAAACATAAAAGCTGCCCTTTTTTATTTAGATGGCGCAGACCTTGTGAGCACTAAATTCACAGAAGAAACGATTATGAGTGCAGAAGAAGAACTGCACAACACATTCAAACATATTACAGAAACTAGTCCAGACGATGCCTACAGCCGTGTAGGAGAACATTGTCGCAGGTGTGATTGGCGCAAGATTTGTCCTGCTCACAGAACAACTTAAGGCAAAAGAATATATTCTGGTCTGAATTCTTCGTTCTTACCGCTATGATCTTTTATCTTGATCTGTTTGGCGTTTCCGACTACATCTTTCTGCTCAAGCAAAAACTCATATCCTTTTTGCTTTGACCAGAACTTATGAATGACTGACAATGGTGTAAAATAGCCTTTTCCAGTACCATCACGATATTGTGTGCCCCAACAAGTTCCAATATAATATCCATCGTCATTCATGAGACCTCCACCACTTCTACCCGGTCTTGGTGAGTTTTTAGTTGTTACGAGATCATCGCCTTCTATGCCGATCATTTCGATATCATAATGAGCCACTTCAGTTCCAGCATCGCATCCAACTGAGTGAGCGTGTTGTCCTGCCACATATTTGTATTCTTTTGGCCCAAGAGGAAAAACATTCGGTTCCCAATCAGGAGTGAATGTTATAAGAGCAGTATCCTGACCATCGACATAACTATAAAAAATTACATTTGAATCATATGATCTTGGTGTGTCTAACTTATTGTCATTGTGATACCATATTATTACCTTACACTTCATGTTCTTCTTCTTGCCTTCTTCAACGCTCATAATCCCTTGAGACCATAAGTGACCGCAAGTGGCAACATACGCTAAATTTTTCTTCTTATCGTAATGGACAATTGTTCCAGAACCAGATGCTCCAGAAACTGCTATTTTTACTGATGGTGCAAGATATTTTCTAAATTCAGGTCCACGCCTTGGAATTGGAGCAGGATTCTCATTTCCAAATTTATCACGCTCCAAAATTGGCATGTTATCGAACGAATCGATATCATAAAATTTTGGGGTGTCCTGATATGAAACACTTGGATTTGTTGTTAAAATAAAGGATAATAATGTGAAAAAGAATCTTTTAATCATTGCTACTCCAGTAATAAGAGTCTAAAATATATAGAGACAAGAGAGGTAAACATGGCCACCCTAACAATTTCTCATTATTTATATTTGAAAGAAGAAGAAAGGTACGCACTTAATGATGGGAAAGACATTGAAACTGTTGGGGTTTGTATTCCAGTATGGTTTCTAAAAGGAAACACATCAGAGCCAGCACAAGAATATTTTTGCAAATATATACTTAAAAATCCAAGAACAGGCGCAAATGTTAAACAGTCAGAAGAAGGATTTGAAGTTTACTTTCCTAGCATCATTTCAAGCGAAGAGGAATCAGTAAATCAACAAACAAAAAGAATCATGCAAAAGAAAATAGGAACAACTGAATGTTTGCTTGAACCGCAAGATGGGGGTTTTGGGAATTGTGAATTTCGTATACTTCAAAAATTACAGCTAAAAGATAGCTTGCACCATCTCGTTCATTTTTTTGAAATTAAACCAATTGAAATGCTAATCGACACAATAAGTTAAGGACAATCGTGCAACTGAAGGGACATAGTCAAATTGAGTGTGTCTCCGCTTGCAAGAGTAACTGCATTGCTTAGTGGCGCAGATGAAATAAGAACACCTGTATTATCTGCTGAATTCACCATGAAAAGACTTTTTACTGGTCCAAATCCTGCTCCTGTAGCAGAAAAAATCAAGGTTGGACTTGCTGCTCTGTAAATGCCACTTACAGATGAAATCGTAAACCCATTTGTTGAGTTTACTGCTTGTCTAAGGTAACCACCAGAAGATGGTTCATTTGTCAAAGATGAAATTGTATCATTAATGTTTATTGTTGTTCTATCATCAAGTCCAAAGTAATAATTTGCTGGCAACAATGAACCATCATTAGCAAAACAAAGATTGAGGAGAAACAACTCGCCAAGTTGATGAAGGGTGTTATAAATGTTTTCTTCTTGGTAAATTACTTTTCCATTTCTCACATGAGACAATGAATTGATTTTCAAAATACCACGCCAGTCATTTTTCATAATTTTTTCCCTAATCTAAAAATCATCTTAGTATCAGGCCCAGAATAAATTAATTCATCAACATCGAAACTCTTGTCGCAAAAGTATCTATTGCCTAAAAAACTTTCTCCAAAACCTTTTTTCAAATAACACAAAGTCACATGAGGAACATATTCTGCATAAAATTTGTTATATTGTATATAATTTGATAAATTTTTGTTTATATTGCATATTTCTTGATTGATGATTGGAATATAAAGAACATCGAATTTACTGTTAGTTAAAAATAATTTGAGTTGTCCAAGATAGCAAGTAAAAGGACTTTCCTCTTCTATTGTTTTTTGAATGTTTTTTGTATTCTTGTCAGAAATATCACTTAAAAGAGTGACATGAACATCATGCACAATACCATAATATGGCTCTTCTTCATAAAGATAAGAATTATCTATATTGTCGTAGCACCACGATATTATTTCATCGGCAAGAGAATCTTTAATTTCTGCCAAAATGTACGATTTATCCAAATACATTCTGCATCTCTTCGTCATTAGTTGGAGCGTCAATAATCTTTTCAGAATTTCTTTTTGAAACTAGTTGTTCTAGCTTATTTTTTTCCAGATTGATTTCTCTTTCTATGGCGACAAGGTTATTCACATTTGATTTTTTGGCCTGAACTGATTTTCTTTTCTGATAGTTATCTTCTCTTATCTGCCTCTTTTTTTCCACTTCTTCAATAGCTTCCATAGCTTTTACAATTAGAACTTTCACTTCCTGCAATGAGAAATCATCAGGCGCATTTATAAGTGCCTGACGCAAATAATTTTTTGTCGCATTAGTGTTGTTTTTCATGTTATTTCTCCAGAAGCTTTATCCAAATGATATCGACATCATCAAGAAGTTGATATTCTATGAAATCACCTTCATTTAAAACTTTAGTTAATTTGTCTTGCCTTAAACGAACCTTCCAAATATCTTCTGATTCTGAAATCGGCATATTCCTAAGCAAAGTGTTTTTTGGCAAAGTTGTTTTAATTCCAAGCGAAATGTCTCTTTTCTTTTTCTCAAACAAGTTTCTCTCTTCTTGTGGCTTATTCATGTACAATGTAATTATTTTTTTAATTTTTGGGCTTTCTTTAATTCTTTGTAGCAAACTGTCAATCTGAGACCTCATAGAAGAAGGCATTTCACTAAAAACTATATTTTCAACTAAAAAACCACGATCAGTTTTCTTGAAATCAAAAACGACATGATAGTTCTCGCCAATAGTTACTGTTGCCTCTTCAGATGCACGATTTTCTTTATAAACTGCTGTAAAATTAATCGGATGATGATCCCATTCAATTTTTTCAATTTCTCTTTCTACATTAAAAACCATTTCCCTCATCACATCTAAAGTTTTAGAACACAAACCTTCAACAATATCATCAATGTCTTTCGGATCAAGTTTTTTTCTAATCATGTTGGATTGATATGTGTACACAACAGATTCTATCAATGGAATAACACTATCGTCTTTTGAATTAAGATATAACCATCTTTCAAGATTTTCTACTTGATTTGAAATTTTTGTTATATTTGAATTTTCTAAACATATCATAAAAGATTCAACATATGGATAATTAACTTTTTCTAATTTTGATTTGATGTTTGTAACATCAATAAAATTTTTGACACATGGATTATTGTCAGAATTTTTTAACACTAAGCCAGAAATGTTAGTTGTTAATTGTTCTTTGTAATCATCAATTGAAATCGCAATTTTAGATTGCGAGTTTGCTTTCTTTTCACAATATTCTTTGTATCTTGTAAACATAATTAAAATCCAAACTCTCTAAGCAGTCTATCGTATTTTCTTTCTGGAATATATGTGTAACCACCTTGATAATTATCTGACTCTGGTGCAAGTAAATCCATTTCATCATCAGACAATAAATCTTCGGGGCTACCTTCAAGAAGCTGCTTCTTGATGTCTTCGTAAACTGCATTTTTGACAATTTGTACTGATTCTTTTGGTCTTTCTGCTCCCATAGGCAAATCACGAAGAAGAGTATCACGAACATATAGTGCAATACACATGGACATTATTGCATCGTCATGTTTACCCTTCTGTGCCTGAGCTTTTCTAGTCACTTTATTGTATTCAAAAGTTTGAAGTTCACAAACAAACCTCATACTGTTGATTCTTACAGTTTGATTCGTGAGCCTATTCTGCAAAGCCTCAAGATAAAGAGGCCTATTTGTTTGGCTCATCTTAATTCCCGGTTTGGCATTAGCAGTTTTCGTGTTTTCATAATACAGGTTGTCATAAAACAAAGTGTGTTGCAATGCACTTAAAACAGCGCCTCCCGGTCCCATGTTTTCGACAACCACAAGGGAATTATTGTAAAATGTGGCAACTTCATTAATTACTTGGGCAAACTCATGAGGAATTATCAGGTTTGAATAAAACTCTACTACTTGCTCAAGTGTAGCAGTATCAATAATGTGGAAAACACTACTGTCATTGTTTTCGCCCTGACCTTCAGCGCAGTCAGCAGCTAAGATATATTCGTGCCCTTCAACAGGCTCTTTCCAAATCCACATGGCACCTTTGTTTTGATCATTTTCAAGTTGTGCTATTCTGCCAGCTTGATTTGCCCATTTGGGAAACAACTTGCGACTTGGAAAATTACTTCTAGTTTGTTCTGTTAAACTAGTGATAATCTTTGCGCTAAAATATGTTTCGCCAGAGCCCTGAAATTCACGCAAAACTTCTTGTCTGAAGCCTTTTTCGCCTAACTGAGCCTTCTGTTCCGCAACCCAATTTTCGTCATTGTAATCAGGGTGTTCCCAATAATCCAAATCAATAACATGAAACTTGTTTAATCCATCTTTTGCTTCTTGATATGTTTGCTCATACCAGTTTCCCAATCCATTTACAGTTGAGATCAATGTGCATGAACCACCTGTTGAAAGGATAGGCCACATAGCTTTCCAATGTTTTTCCATATCATCGATGAACGCACATTCGTCTACGATTAGGAATGTTACTGACTTACCACGGGCTGCTTCTGGTGAATAAAATTTTAATGCTGATCCTGTATCTGTAAATTGTTTTAAGTGGTCATTCCACTTTCCATCTTTTTTAGGTTTTAGCCATTCTGGTAAATTTTCACACGCACGATCAGCCATCATGCCAATATCAGTTGCTTCTCGGTCTGTTTTTGAAATAAGCATGATTTGCTGGTCAAGCTGAAACATACAGCGCCACAAACCCCATAACAAAGTTACAGTAGTCAAACCACCCTGACGAAACTTTGAAATAATGTTGAATCTGTGATTTTCATAATCATTTATCGTTTTTCTTTGGTATTTAAATAAAACGAATGGAATAAGACCACGCATGGGGTGAAGAATTTTTACATATTTGTGGCAAAAATATGCAAAACTGTTTGAGCATTTGATTATTTCTTTTTTACGCCTGTTAGTGTCGTAATTTTCAACACTCTCTAATGGCTCATCTGGATCAATCTGCAATTCATATTTATCGAAACTGTAATATTTTGGATCATATTGAAGTCTATTACTATCCGTGTCGATGTTGCCACCAGACAGATAATAATCCGACAAGGTTTTGAATTTACCTCTCCAGACAGATTCTTTTACGCTTTTGAAGTAAACGCTTTCTTCCATTTTATTCCAAAATTTACTTTTTAACAGACAAAACTAAGATAATAATATATAGTTTCATCACAAGACAAAACAAAGGTCGCCATGAAAAAGTTGCATATATTAGCCCTTACCTTGGGATTGATGATACTTGTTCTTCTTTTTAGCAAAGAAAAAAAATTTGAATTACAACACCCAGCTAGTCCATTTGAAGAAAAAATAGAGAAAAAACCAGAAATAAAAGTAGAACCACCAAAATTAACAGTTATTGATGCTTTAGGCAAAATTGATAGAATAGACCTAAAAGCAAATCTTGAGTATCTGGCCTCAAACCAACTTGAAGGCAGAATGTCTGGTAAAAAAGGCAACAAGATTGCTGCTGAATACATCAAGAAAAAGTTTGAAGATTTTGGATTACCAACTGAATTTGACAAATTTAACATTAAAAGAGTCAATCCCGGCCCTAAAAATGAAATAGGTGATGACTTCACAAACAACATCTATTCTTGGATTGAAGGGAATGATCCAATTCTAAAAGATGAAGTTGTAGTCATTGGCGCTCATATGGACCACATTGGATATGGGCCAACTTATAGCCGTACTGGTGGAGGTAGAATCCATAATGGCGCAGATGACAATGCAAGTGGAACAGTTGCGCTTTTAGAAATAGCAGAAGCATTTTCAGTTATGAAAGGCCAGAATAAAAGAACAGTTGTTTTCATTGCATTTTCAGCAGAAGAAATGGGATTAAAAGGAAGTTTGCATTATGTGAACAATCCCAAATTCCCCAAGGGAAATCCTGACATAAAAAAGCATATTTTCATGTTAAACATGGACATGGTTGGGCATCTTGGCACAAGTAAAACAGTTGCATTTGATGATGGAACAAGTTCTCCAGATATTGGGTTCATAATCAAGCAACTTGGAGGAAAATATTCTTTTGCAAAAAATATAACATTGCGTGGATCAGGTGGAAGTGATCATGCGCCCTTCTATAATAAGAAAGTACCCGTGGCTTTCCTGCACACAGGACTTCATGAGTATTATCACACACCCAAAGATACTTCTGACAGAATCAACTACGATGGTCTAGAAAAAGTTTCTAAATACGGTTTTGAGTTGGCATGGACCGTATGTAACGCAGTAGAAAGAGTAGAATTTGATTATGGCTCATTTAAAGAACTAGACCTGAATCACGATCACGGTCAAAAAGATATGCCATTAGAGGAAAACCCATGACTAAACAAGAAATGATTGATTTGCTGAATGAAGACCTAAAAAATGAATGGATGCATTTAAGATTTTACCTTTATCACGCAAGTCAAGTAGTTGGCTTACATTGCTCAGAATATAAGGAACTACTATTGGCACACGCAGCAAGCGAAATGAAGCATGTTACTGAATTTTCTGATATGATTATTGGATTAGGTGGATCACCAACAGAAGAATCAAATAGTTTTACAAAACATACTAATCCCAAAGAAATCATGACTTATGCTTTGGAAATTGAATCAAAAGTCGTTGAAAATTACACCGAACGCATTAAACAAGCAGAAGAATTAGGTGGAGTTGACGGTCAATGGCTTGAAATTTTCCTAGAAAAGCAAGTAGAACATAGTCGTGAAGATGCAGATCATTTCAAACAAATACTTCGTGGCATTTGACTTTTTTTTCATTAAACATACAATTTAGTGAAACCAAGAGGAATTACCAATGAAGTATACTATTGTATCCGAACTTCCTGTTGCTCGTTTTTGGTATAAAGGCAATCATAGCCATCCTGTTCGCAGGACAATTCTTGTCACAACATCAGACAAGGATTCAATCACAGGATATGAACTTCGTGAAGGAAGCAAAATTAGGCCTGCAAAGTATGCTCCCGTAAAGACTTTTGCAAGAGCCAAAATTGCCAAAACAAGCAATCTTAGGATTGATAATCCACTCAGGAAAAACAGGCAAACCAAGTCAACACTTGTAAGGAAACCACTTATTGATTTGATTGAAAGTGGAATTTGAAGCAAATTCTGAATAAATGTCCAAAGACACTACTAAATATGGTAGTGTCTTTTTATTTTTATAAATCCGTTTCTAAATGGCGAGGGGAAGAAAAATGTCTTTTTATTTGAACCCTTTTAATGATTATTTCGGCTACTACACAGTAGGCGATTCTTCTAGTTTTAAGTTGACTTTCAAAGTTCCAGCAAACAAAAACATGGGAGAATTCTTCATTTGTTGGAATTCTGGTCCATATGATCTTTCCACAAATAACATTTTAACTTTCAACTATGCATTTGACCCTGTTTATAAAAACTGGTCATCATTCTCCGTGAATATCGCTGGAGCCAATCCTGCTTCTACTTCGATTCATGAAATCGTATCGATACTAAACGCAGACTCAGATTTTAACGCTTGGTATACCGCAAGTGTTTATAACAATTCACAAATAGGAATTAGACAGAAAAGACCTGCTGCTTCATTTAGAACATACATTTCAAATACAAGCGCAGAACTTGTACTTAAATTCAATAAGCAAATTGGAATAGCAGATATTCCTTCCTACTTTGAAAAAGACACGATTGCCAACAGATTCTCTACAGATACTGCTAACAATACCCTCATAAGATTAGGAAAGGCAATAACTGCTAATACAGCAGCCAATCCTACAGTTTGCACATGCGTTGGCCACGGATTATCAAATGGAAACACTATTTACATCGCCAACAGTAACAGCACACCAAGTATCGATGGCTCTTACGCTGTAACAGTAACAAGTCCTAACACATTCACTATTCCAGTAAATGTTACAACCGCTGGTACATTTGCCGAATTCTTCACACAAGTTGAACACGACATTCTTGTGGACCTTGGAGTTGACTACACAACTCTTCTTACAGATTATGAACACCTCAAGGGCAGGTGTCCTGCATTTACATTTACTGTCAACACTCTGGATGGTTCTGGAAGAATTACCAAGCAAATCACTTATGCAACTGGTTCAACAGCAGGAATGCTTGGCAGAAAGACAATTTATACTTATTCTGGAATAGCAACAACTCCAAGCACAATAACCGAAGTACCTTATGTGCTTACCGCATCAGATATCCTTTATCCTTAAAATCAGGCCATGTCCAATTTGAAGCTGATTCTTGATAATGCGCCATTTTAACAGCTAATTTTTTAGCTTCTGGTTTACAAAAAAAAGGCAAGTTGTGCAAAACACAACTTGCCCATTCTTTTCCGACTAATTCACGCCAGCCTTCGCTGGACATAAAACCTCTTACATAAAGAAAAGGATATAGCCAAGACCAATAACTTGTGCAGCGATCACAACAATAAGAGCTTTGTCCATCAAGGACATTCCATCTTTTTGAGGAACCTGTAGTTTTTGGATTTCTTCAGCAAGACCTTGTGCCTTTACACACTTCTTTTCAGCATGGTGAGCCATAGACAATTCACGATTAGCTTTGATTGCTGCCACGATTGCATCAATCATTTCCTGCTTGGTGACAGGTTTGTTGGCGTCATCAGAATTTCCAGATGCAGCAACACCAATGTGTTCAACAACCTGCATGGGAACCTTGGGCTCCAAGGATTCAACTTTCTGCTCAACTACATTTCCAGTCTTGGGGTCAATTGTCTCAAGCTTGCGCTCATAAAGCATGGGCTTGCATTTTTCGACAACTCGCTGTTGTAAACGAAGAGGTCTTTCATCTTCAATATGCACTTCGATGACTTTTTCACACTCGCCATTTACATCCTTGTGCTCGATGACTCTTTTCTCGGCTCTACGACCGTCTTCAAGAGTCCATTTCTCAATTTTAACTTCATCCATAATTGCCCCTTTTTTAGAGAGTTTCCACTAGTATTTATCCTTCTGCAATCAATTTTTGCGACGAACTTTTATCTCAGAAATGATTACTTTTTGTTTATAAAACAAAATTTCAGCTTGCTTTTCAGCTTTAACGCAAGCGTCTTCATATGTTTCTGCCTGCATATCTTTTAAATTCTTGTATTCAATCCCTAAACCACGATTAAAACGAACAATTGCAGTCCAATCAGACATCCTTGGCTGTTTTAATGTTTTAATTGCAAATTCAATTGCATCCTCGTACTTACTAAATTCAGTTTCATCTAAATGAAAGTCACTCTCTTGTACTGCTTGTTTTTTCAAAATAAATTTTCCATTACTGGGAAAAATCATGAATCCGCTCATCATTATATTTCGTAATTCTTCACTCATATAACACCTCATCCATTAAGTTAAGCCCCATTTTGTTCGGAATTCATCTAGCAATTCTTGCCTTTTCTTGTTCGCAGCTTCAATTAGTTTCTTTCTTTCTTTGGGTTTTTGTATTTTCTCCAATTTCTTGGCATCTTCATATATTCTTTCCAATTCATTTTCCCAATTTTCATGTGGCACATATGCCTCAAGCTCTCCACCAACTTCTTTATAAACTTTGTAACCTTGATATTCTACTGTTATTTCACGATGGTGGAAATAAACATAAATTGACAAATTAACGCCACGACTCAGACCATCAAAATGAACTCCAATTTCATAACTTTGATCGTCTTCTTCAATAGTTGGCATCGAATCTTCTTCTTCAATCGCAAAAGGATCATCCAGAAATGTCTGCTCAAAAGAACGACTTCCCTGATGAATTATAGGATTGCCCAATTTTTTAGCAATTAAAGAGAATTTACCCTCCATTCCCATATAGCCCTTACGCATGGCTTCTATGGTTCTTGCCTCACGGATCATCTGCTCACGATTCATGTTTAGACCCTCTGACCACTATATATTAATGTCGCAACCAACTAACTAGGAGGATTAAATGCTCAATGGAATTATGAATTGGTTTAGACGAAACATACCTTTTGTTTTTCCACATGATGAACAGATTGTTGAAAAACAAGGATTACCAGCAGCTAAATCCAACCTAAATAAAACATATCTTGTAGATGCCACTATGCCAACTTTTGTTGTTGAAGCACCAATTCCAACAACAACAGCACTCCCAATGACAGCAACAGGCGAAATGGGAGGCGGATACGCATTAGGATCAAGTCAACAACAAGCAGCAGGACTAAAACAAATTGTAAATGCTGCACTTCTTTACATGTCTGGAAAAACACCCAAAAAAATTACTAAATGGGCAGCAACAAGTAATTTACTTCTCCAAGCTAGAGCAGGCCGTGATATCAATGCCTATTATGACAGAACAGGCTTAAAATTCTTTTACTTTCCTGATGGATATCGCAAAAAAACTGTTTACGCCTGTGATTCAAGAGTTGTTGTATCACATGAATTTGGACACGCATTCCTTGATATTCTCAGACCAGACCTGTGGAATGTTATGTCCGATGAATGTTGGGCGTATCATGAAGCTTTCGCAGACATTATTGCACTTTTAAATAACTTGCAATATGAATCAATCATAGACGCCGCAATAAAAGAAACTTCTGACTTAAACAAATCCAACATATTGACCAGATTTGCTGTTGATATGGGTATTGGACTTTATAACTTAACAGGTGGAAAAGACGGAGAATTAAGCAATTGCCTTCGTGATTTAACCATAAGATTTGACTATGCGAATCCATCATCTTTACCAAAAGATGGCAGAGATGATCAACTTATCAATGAATCTCACAGCTTTAGCCGTGTTTTTTCAGGAATGTTTTATAACATCCTTATTCAAGTTGCCAACTATTACATCACAAATGAAAAACTAGCCCCAAAAGCAGCATTGATTAAGTCAAGAGATACAATGGCAAGCTATATAATCAATGCATCTATGACTGCTCCTGTAAACCCAAGATTCTACAAAGCAGTATGTCAGGAAATGCTCACATTTGACAAAAAGAATGGTGGTAAATTCCAAACACTCCTTTTCAATACTTTCGTTTCATGGAAAATTCTTGATCCAGCAATCAAAATACTAAGCAATATCACATATGCTGATGTCATCAAAAATGTTAAATCTGAATTTGATTATGAGGATCATGGAACCATTAAAGTTCTTCGTTTAGGATCAAAGAAAACGATTAAACTTTCAGATTCACACGGCGTTCTTGCCATGAGTTACAATCCACTTATGGAAGCAGAAATAGAAGTTGCATACCAATCTGCTTATTATTTTGATGAAAACCTAATTCTTCAAGATGTCAATGAGACTTCTGATACTGAAATCATTGAATCAGCCATGAACTGTATCAATCTCATTCAAGCTAAAAATCTACTGGGGAATACAGACCGCTCACAATTTGAATTAGTTGAAGGAAAACTTCTTCGTACTAAAATCGCAGCTTGCGGATGCAATAAACCAAATTATTGCATCCCCGGCTCACCTGAATATCAAAAGCCGTGGAAGCCAAAAAATAATGCAGGATGCGTTAAATGTCGCAACAAAAATTGCGAACCAAGACCATGCAACTGCGAAACTCCAACACCACCAACTCCACCAAAATTAGGCTGCTACACAGCAGTTAAATCTTGCAATTACTCTGCAATTACAGTTGGAAGCAGAATATCAAGGAAGGTCTGTTAATTTAACAGGCAATTTAACTGGTTTGCCTTTATCATCAAAATAAATTGTGTTGGTATTCGCATCAATATGACTGTAGATTAGCTCTGCATAAGGCTTATCTCCCATCAAATTGATGCGAATACTAACCTCTGTTATCTTTGGCCTTACAGTTCTGATCCTAATTTTAAATTTGTCCTTGTCACCAGAAACTAAATAAAACCCATCTTTTGTCTCTTCATCATTTATAATCTTGTGCCCCAAATCATCCAAAGCATGTTTTGTAGCACGATAAATTATTTTTGATTCATCATTATAATATTTTTTTGCCTCACCTTGCTTCCACATTATAACACCAGTCACTATTGGACTTACTACAAATGGCGCAACTGTGCAACCAAAAATAAAAAAACATAAAAATAATACTATTTTTTTCACTCTTGCCTCCTATGATAGTTATTGACTGGCATTGCATTTAAAGGAGATTAGCCATGATAGAATATTTGGACGAAATCTTTGCAAATCTTTATTCAAACGACATCTTTGTAGGAAAAAATTACGACGATGATGAAGACGATGATGACGATGATGATATTTGGGGCGATGACGAAGATGAAGATGAGGATGAAGACGAAGACGAAGATGACGATTGGGAAGAAGATGAATGGGACGATGATGAAGATGATGAGTCATGGGACGATGACGATGATGATGACGATGATGACGATTGGGAAGAAGACGAATGGGATGATGATGAAGAAGACGAAGACGAAGAAGATAACTACTAAGTGAAAAAAATAAAAAAGCACAAAAATGAGCCTAGGAATTCCTAGGCTCATTTTATTTTATAACCACTATATATTTTCATACTAAAAGAGGTTTTATGGCAAGACTTTTATTCATTTTCCTATTTTTTGCCATTAATTTACAGGCATTTTCACAACCATTTCCAGATAGAACATTCCCAGAAAGACCAAGCATAAAACAATTCCCCAGCGTTTATCTGGCTGTTGATACAAACCCAATAGTTGCCTATGACGGCGCTATTGATGAAGACCTCTCAGACCTTATGGTCCCAATTCCCATGAGAGATCGTGTTTTCAACAGAACAGGAATTCAATGCGTTTGGGCATCAACAGAAGCCCTTGGAAGATATGCAGAAGAACCAAAACTTATCAATCTTACAGATGACCCAGAATGCAAAAGCTATGCTGGCCCAGCCAGCTATTCTCGCAAAATGAAAGAAAGAGCCGTAAAATACAGAATGACATATGACACCAATGACAGAAGCCTCATCATTAAATCAGTAGTTCAAGAAAGAAGAGGCTGTATGTTTTGCGTTCCCGGCCACGCCATGGTACTTGTACACTATGATGAAAAAAAAGGCATTGTTAAGTATTTCAACAATTCTGACAGATCACTAGCAATCAGAACTTGGACTATGGCCGAATTCAATAAAAGATTTGAAGGTTGGGTTGCTGCAATTTACGCAGACCATGACATCATATCACAAAAATATGCACCCAAAATTGAACCTTTGCCAATCATCGACAGAAATGGACAACAAGGAATTTACGACAAAGAATACATCCTTCAGCCAGCAAAAAATTAATCTAATTTTGAAGTTTTTTGCATAAGAGTCATACCATTTCGCATCACTTTATCAGAATGAAAATGCATAACGCTGAATTCACCATATTCATCCATGAACCAATTTACAGTTTTTTGCTCTGATTTGATAACTGCAACTTTTCCAGACTTGCGTATGTTATCACCCAACTTTTCATTCTTTTTTCTATATGATTCAGGCGATTTTTCAAAACCCTCTTTTGTGTAATAACCAGTATCGTGAATTATAACTATGCCATTTTTAGATAATAAAGGAATAACTTTTTGCAAACACTTCTTATTTAATTCAAAAATATGCGAACAATCCAAAAAAAACAAATCTATAAACCTTCCTTGTATCATCTCTGAATTGAAATTAACACAATCATCTTTTATAAAAAAACAATTTTTTAGATTTTTACAAAGTTTGCTGGCACTATCTACACAAAATTGCTCTTTGTCTAAACCAAAATAAAAACAATCTTCATCTTTTGCTAAACAAAAATTATATGCAGACAAACCTGTTTGTAATCCAAATTCAACTATAGTAGAAGGACGAATTACTCTCACCATACCAAATAAAAAAACCGCCTCATCTCTTTGTATAGGCCCGTGTTTATAACTTTCAAACAAATCCAAATGATTTTTTTCTAAACCCAACTGAGGATGAAAAATCATTATTTTTTCTTATCCTTGCAATTGCAACCTTTTTTCATCATCTTCGCTTTTCTCATCTTGTCCAAAATTGTTGGTGGCTTTTCATCAGAAATATATGTGTTCATGGCAGTTGTCGGTACACTTGCCCCAAATCCATCAGGCCCCGGAGTCGCAAATGATGGCGCTCCTGTCATTCCTCCGTAATTTTCAGCTTTCTGAAGCCAGCTAGAAAAAGATTGCATCATATACAATATATAGTTTGCAAGGGTTTTTTATGACAAGGAGTGTTATGAAAAATAAAATGATGAAATTAGGCTTAATTTTAATCCTATCAGCATTAAGCGTAATTACATATAACAAAAAAATATCATCAAAAACTCAACCAGAAAATCAAATTGTTCTAAAAAAACCAGAACAAAAAATAAATTTAGAAGAACCAAAAACCTATCAGATTACAACCAAAATACCAGAACATCTCAGCTATCCACAAACAGTTGAACAACTACAAAACTGGAAAAAAGAAGCCCCTGATCTAGTAGAAACAGGCACATACGGCAAAAGCAAAAAAGGCACAGACCTCTATTTCATAAGAATAAATAAAAAAGATAACAAAAATAAACCAGTTGTTCTCTACACATCCTGCATTCACGGCAATGAGCCTCTCGCAGCAGGAATTACTATGGCCTATATCGGCACACTCCTTGACCAATACAACAAAAACAAAGAACTTACTGAAATAGTCAATACAAGAGACTTATATTTTGTTCCAGTAGTCTCTCCAGATAGCTATCCAAATACAAGATATGTTGATGGAGTTGATCCCAATCGTGACTTCTCAAGCCCTAAATTTCCAAATCACGAAAGCAGCCCAAGCGTAACTGCACTTATTGACCTCTACTGGAAATTAAGACCATCAGCAGTTATTTCAGGACACACCTTCGGAAGACTTATGCTCACTCCATACGGAGATAACTATAACAAAACCCCTCACGAAAATGATTATACCAGAATCGTTGGCAAAATGGCTGAAATGTGCGGATACAAAAAAATGCCATGCGCCGAACTCTACAGCAGACCTATATCAGGAACAGAAGTTGATTGGTTCTACAGAAATGGATCAATGGCTGTTGTTATTGAATTTGGAACACATCAAAACAAACCCACATTTTCCGAAATATACAAGGAATTCAAAACAACAAAAGACGCAATCACACTTTTTATCAAAGAAGCACCACTTGTCCCAATTACTGTGGCCGACGAAGAGATTGATTTTTCAAAAAATACAGGTATCGCTCGTAGCTATCGGAAATCTGCGAACGGACAGTTGGTCCCAGCAAGTCAGTATTGAGACCCCTATTGTAAAAACTCATGGCATCGGGGTTGAATTTTATAGGACTTGTTAATTCCAAATATTCCTGAATCAATTCAATCCCCTTGCCCTGACACAAATCATCAAATGTCAAAAAAACCGCTCCCTTCGTAATCCTACTCATCTCACACAAACGCCTTAAACGAAATGAATAATACCTACACGCATTAGAAACCTTATACCTATTCGTCTTTACCATCTCAACAACAGAATGCAATGGATTTCTTACAAAATATATAAATTTGCAACTTTTTGATAAATTTTTATAATCCAATTGAAAGTTATAATTTATCTCATCCATAAAAATCGCAGAAGAACTTTTTCTTAGTTTGTGCCTTGTTTCCATTAAATTAATTAAATTGTAATTTGAATGATAAATATTGATATTCTGAGATTTATAGCCTTGTATGCGTGAATTTGTCTCCAATGCATCATATAATGCTTTAGATGCTGATCCTAAATGCGTACACAAAAACAGAACTTTTTTCATGATTAACCTAAAGAAAATTCTCCCGCAAATCTAACTATTCATATTAGAGTTAAGGGTACTTAGTATGCCAATATGGTCTGACTTTTTTAAACTTTTTTCATTTTCAGCAGAACCTGACCCATTGTCTAGGCGCAAAGACCCTAGACAATTCACATCCGCTGGCATTAGCCAACCAGAAGCCCTTGGCGCTGATATCAACAACGGCCAAGTAAGCGGTGGAATGTCCAGCTATCGCCAAACAAATGACATGATTGACACAACAACGCTGTCAAATCGTGCCATGCGATACAAAGAATACGAAAGACTTAGAAATGTTCCCGAAATTGAAATGGCAATGACAGTATACGCAGACGAAGCCTGCATCTCTGGCGATACCAAAATTGCAACACCCTTCGGCTACATCACAATAAAAGAATTAACAGAAACCAAAAAAGACGAAAGATTTCTTGTCTATTGCTACGATTTTGAGAAAAAAGACTACACTCTAGGATGGGCATATGATCCAAGAGTAGT